CTGCGCAGCGTCATATTAAGGGTCGCGGTTTTGCCGATAGGAAAACTACGCACCAAGGCTTTTTGCCCGCTGTAGCTTTCCTTGTGTTCGACTTTCTCGACCGCCAGCGCGACCGATAACGCGGATACGTCGCCAGCAAAGCGATAAGCGCCCAGCACGCCGTTAATAATGGGTGCGGCAAACACTTTGCCTTGTCCGTAGTAATAGGTATCAGCCATTGTCTTTCTCCTGTTTATTTAAAGACGCGGGGATTTTGCTAATCACGCCAGCACGTAATAAAAACTGTGCCGTGGGTTTATCGACGGCTAGCACTTGCCCTTTTTGGCAAGGCTTGCCGTTATGAATATGGGTGTCGGTTTGAAGGGTGACGGTTAGGGTTTCGGTTGCCATAGTGTTTTCATAGGCCAGATAAAATGCGCTTCAAATAACAAGGGAAAGCATAAAAAGTCATGCTCAAAAGAAACCGGTTGCGGGTCTTTGGCGCGGATAATGGGCGATACGCCGCTTTCGTTCGGCTGCCAGTCGGATAATGCCGCGATAATCTGGCCTAATAATTCGCCGGTTTCTTTTTGTTCGGGATAACGGGTGGCGAGTACTGCTGCCCAATATTGAATAACTTTGCTTTGCCCTTGCTTATCATCGTTTGGCGTATCGCCACAATAAATAACCCAGCAAGACGGACTGGCTTTGCTTTGTTTGTTAATGTCATCGATAGTAAACAGGCTATCGACTTGCGCCAGACCGGAAACCGTATTTTTAATGCGCTCAATTAAGAGCGGCTGCATAAATAAGTAATCATTCATGGCGGATTACCAAACGCCCTGCCAGTCATTGCGACCGGCGGCAAATTGAATGGTGTCGCTGCCTTCAATGGCCTCCCCTTTTTCGGAAAGCCCAATGCTTAGGCTGCTATTGGCAATGTTTCTTAAGGTGCTTCTGGCTTCTTTGGCGCGTTCATGCGCGGGATGGTCGTTTTTTTCCTCGGCATGCAAATTAGCAAAAGCCAAGGTGCAGGCGAGGCGTTTAATAATGGACGGGGTGTCTGTTAATGGCAGTTTATAGCGGCTGTGCAGATATAAGTCGATTTCCGCGCAAGCGTCGCTTATGGCGCGACCCGCAATAATGGGGTCAATGGTGCTGGCCGGTTTGTTCGCTTTATCGGTTAAGCGAGCAATCATTTCACCGCCGTATTGTTCGATTAAATCGCCTATATCGCAGTAGGTCATGGCAATAAGCGTTCCCAAGGCAGCGCTGCGGCCAGAGAAGAAAGCCCGCCAAACAATGCAGCAAATCCGTACAGCGAGGCCACAAAAATACCTGCCCATATCAAGCGCCTTACATTTTTGGATTGCTCTATCTGTTGCATCGCGTCCTCCAAAAATCTAAAATCGAACTTGTCCATTCGTTCTTTGCCTCTGTAATGGATACCAAAGCCCCGCCGCAAACGGGGCTTTATTTTTGCCGCTTAATCAAGCCATGCGCTTTCTACGATTTTGACGCGGTTGTAGTTGGGGTTATCCGCGCCTGCTGCGTTGCGCTGTACGCCGACAATATCCATTGCCTTGCCGTATAGTTGCGGGGGCACTAGTAGAAGTGTCGGACGAATATCCAGCGGAATACCGCCGTTGCCTTTGAGTTTGCGCATATTGGTATAGGCGTTTTCAAAGTTGGTCTGATTTAAAACCTGCGTCGAACGCGCGGCCAATTGCCAATAAGCAAAACCTACGCTGTAGCGTGCATAAATGCCAAAACGGTACTCATGGCGCATAAACACGCTTTCATCTTCTAGTGCGGTTAAGTTGGTAATGGTGGCTTTTTCGCGCTCTTGAAAAATCAGCGGCTTGAGTTGACGAGTATCATCAATCAAATACCAAGGCGTACCGCTACCTGCGCCGCTGCCGTTGTAGTTATTGGTGACTTCCGCCGCTGTTCCTGTGCCGTCGGTATTCGGATAAACAGGGTGCTTGTCATTAAAGAACGGCTTACCGTCATAACATAACGCGGTGGCTTCATGCGCACCTTTTAAGGTTTCAAAGGTTAATTGGTCGGGGTGGCGGCCGGCGGCTAGACCTTCTTCTTTAAACAGATTGCCGTAAATACCTAAGTTATCATCGGCGAGTTCAAATTTATCGACCGCAACCGAACTTTCCCAAGGTTTAACGGCCAACTGGTAGTCGGTGACCTGCATATTTTTAAATTGCCGGTCGCCTATCCATTCACGCATAGACGGGAACGAACCTAACCAACCGTAAGCGGTTATCTTGGTATTAGTCGGTATAACGGTTGCGATTTTCTGATAATCAGAAGGGGCAAGCGCTAAGCCATCGTAAAAGTTCTTTTTAAAGACGGTTTGCAGTGCGCGTAAACGGTCTGGAGTGACGATTGCCATGTGTTATTCCTCGCTATTAGCCATTTTGGCTTTAAATTCCGCCAATTCTTTAATGGGCGTACCGGTGGCTTTGGCATAGTGGATTTCATCTTCCGTTAGGCCGCTTGCATCGGCTGGCGGCTCTTTGCCTTGCATGCTGGTTAATGCGGCAATCGCAGGCGCGCTTTCCAGATAGTTTTTAAGGCCGGTTAAATCTTTAGTGCCATAATCCCTTGCCCATTGTTCTTGTGCGGGTAAGAGTTTGCCTTGCTGTTTGGCCGCAGCAATGATGCTTTCGACTTCGCCGGATTGAATTTGCGCGGATAACGCGACAATTTGCGCTTGCATCTCTTTCATTAAAGCAACCGGCGCGTATTGTGCAGGGTCTGGCGTTTGCACTTTGCCGACTTGTGCTTTTAATGCAGAGCAAGCGGCAATAATGCTTTGTTCATCGGCGCTTTTGTCCAGCTCAAGCGCAGAGGCAATTGCGGAATAATCCGCTTTTGTTTCAGTGGTTTTATCCGTCATGGGATTATCCTCGGGTTGAAGGTGTTGCTTGCTGGCGAGAACGGCTAAGCGTTCCATGCCGTCAATCGCGGGGTCATTAGTAAATGCGCCGTTAATTAAGGTTTTAACCACGCCTTTTTGGTCATGCTGGAATACCGGCGAAAAGTATCGGTATTGATTGGATTTAACCTGCTCTTTGGCTTGCGGGGTGTATTCAGCTTTCGCCCATAGTCCGCTGCCTTCGCGCCACTCTAAATCGACCATCCAAGCGGCAGCAGGCGCGGGCTGGCCGTTTTTTTCTTTGTATAAGGTTTGGTGTTCGTAATCGATGACTAGCGGATTTTTGCGCTGTTTAAAGTCATTGATTAACGATGCGGCGCTTTTAGCGTCGATAGTCCAATGCGGCACGTCCATTTTGCGCCCGTCATTGGGTTTAAATGCGCCAGCGGGGAATATTTGTATCCAAGCCTCGTTATCGTTTGGCAGTTCAAACGCACAGGCGGCAAATATGAGATTTTCCATAGCGCCGATAATGGCGCGTGGTTTAATCCTTGTTTAGAGGAAACCTTTCCTACGGATTTAAGCGCTGGCGGCTTTTTTTAAATAGGCTTTAAGCAATCGATTAACCGCCTTTTGCATTTCAGGGGTTAGCGTTTTTTTATCGGCTTGAACGGGCAGGAATGGACGCGCGGGGATAGCGACTTTTAAACCGCGCCCTGCCAGCCCGCCGAACTGGTGAATGGCGGCATAGTTAGTAGGGTTTTTAATGGCGGCATGGTCATCGCTAAATTCAATGACAAGGTTGCGTGCCAAGTTTGGCCTTCTGCCTCTTAGAATGGGCGAGGTTGCGCCGTGTCCCTTGCGGGCGCGTGCCTTTTGCGTAGACGGGGCAAGCGCTGGCCATTGTGGGCGACCTTCTAGCCTAAAGTTGCGCTCGGTTTGGGCGAGTAGTTCGTTGGCAATGCCGGCCATTAGCTGGCGTTTGCCTTCTATGGCGCTTAGCAGTGATTTCAGGCGCTTTTTTGTTTCTCGGTCTTTTAGCTCAATCTCAATGGACGGCATGGCTTGCTTCCTTGGCGGTGGTGCAGGCATTCTATACTTTTAGCGTTCACCTATTTTTTAAAGGTTTTCATCATGAGACGTGCGCTCGCTTTGGATTTGCTGCCGGTTAAGGAAGAAGAGTTAAGCCCACAAGCGTTTCTCGACTTAGTGCAGGAAGACCCGCGCCTAATTGCCCGTTCGCGTATCAAAATGCCGCGTTTAGGCGAGGCTGGCTTTGGCCGTATTCATGTTGAGTACACAAGGCCGGTTTATAAGGCGCTGCGCTAATGAGCCAAGCTAAGCTGCCGAAAATATCGGAAGAAACCATCAGTCGAATGCTGGCGGCTCAAGCGAAAGAGCAAGAAATTAAGCTGCGAGAGCTTGAGATGCGCGACCGCGAAACGCGCGAACAAGCTAATTTTGTACATAAAATGCTACAGGCACAGGCGGCAGACCGTGACAGCGAGCGTAGCCATGAGCACAGCCTGCTTAAAATGCGTTTGCTTTTCGGCGGCTTGGTGTTGTTTATCTCGCTGCTATTCCTAGGCTTTATTGTGTGGCGTGGTTTTGCGGAATACGCGGTAGAGCTAGCAAAAATAGTGATTTACGGCACGTTTGGCGCTTTCGGCGGCTATGGCTACAAGGCTATTCAGGACAAAAACAAGCCTCAAGACAAGGATTGACCGCTTGGCGGGATTGGCGGTAGGATTTTGGGGCGAGTGCAGTAGTTTCCTACATGGTTTAAAGGTTATCGACCGCTTGGCCGATATGATCCGGTTCGATTCCGGCGCTGCACCGCTTCTTTTAGCGTATTCGTTCTATCTCTGGCAAATTCAGCATTGAGCTTGCGTCCAGCGGTTTAATTTTAAATACCGTACTTACATCGTCTATGGTTAAACCGCCGTATTGGTTATGCTTAAAGCGAATAGGGATTTTATAAAAGCGACCTTCTTTTGTCGGTATCAGATAAATCAGATTATTTTCTGCTTTATCCCATAAAACCATCACATCAGATAAGTTTTCTAATCGGCTAAATAGCTGCGGTAGAGCCTTTAATTCATCCTCACTTAATGCATCGCCTGCTTTGTTATGCCTTGTCCATTTTTTACCGGCGAACTGTCTTTTATCGAGAAAGACCAGGCCATTTTGCAAGTGGGCATTTTGCGCTTTCACAAAGGCTATATCGGCCATCGGCAAAATAGCAAAGGCCATCGCGTAATCTTGCGCCGTTTTGGCATTTAATGCGTCATTGACAAACGCCTCCCATCCCTTCAACCGCGCCGGATTAGTTAGCACAGACTGAATAAAGGCATGCGCTTTTTCATCGCCTAACGTCGCTGTAGCGCGTTCGTACCATCGGCGAGCTGTTAAAGCCTTTGTCCGGCTGATGTTTAGCCGGATTGCCCTTTTCTGGCGTTACGCCCCATTCTTCTAAACCTTCCTCGCTTAGGGCGATAAATCGGCAGCGGCAGTTGTAACCGTTAGGCGGAACGATGCTTGCCCATATCGGGTCATCATGGCGGAAGGCTTTCATATCGAGCGCGGCATGTGCAGGGCGCGTGTAAGCGTCCATCTCGGCTAAGTAAAGCCAGTAGGGGTGCGTTTCGGTCGCCTCAAGCGCGGCTGCATGGCGACCGGCCATAAAGGCGGCTTGCATATTGGTTTGGTAGACGGTTTTTAAGTGCCATTCACGCAAGGGTTCGCCGGAATAATCCTTTTTGAACTGCTGCCAAGACTTGCCTTGCTTTACCGCTTCGCCAATATCCTTTTTTATATTAGCCAGCGCCGATAGCTGCGCGACTTTTACCACGGTAAACGCGCGGGCGTGCGCGGCATCTTGCATGTCTTGGTAGTGCAGGGTTTTTTGCAGCCCTTTTTGCTGGATAAACCACTCGGGAAAGGCCATAGCGATTTATCCGACTTTCTCAAAAGACAGGCGGCCAGCCATTTCAGCGCTCAACATTAGCCGGTTGAGTTCATCGATTAGCACTTCTGGCGCTTGGTCTGGCAAGGCTTGGCTTAATAGTTCGAGCGCTTCATCTGCGCTATTGGCGCTTTGCAGGGCGGCCAGCAGCGGCGCGTTAATGGCGCTGGCGTTAGGGTGCTGCGGCACAGCGCTATCGATGATGTTCTGCCATTTTTCGCCCTTGCTTAAGGCGCTTACCTGTCTGCTGGCGAGTTGGCGGGTTAGCGCCTCGGGTAGCTGCCTGCCCTGCAAAACCGCCTCGCCTTCTTCGGGGACGGGAATGCCTAGCTGCTGATATAGCCAGTTTTCAGGGACTTTTAAACCGCTGTTCATTAAGGGTGGTAGGGCGTTTGCCATCATGCCCATATCGGCGGGCTGGTTTAAATCAAAAACAAAGCGCGGCGCTCTTATATTGGCAAAGTTAATCGCACAAAAGGGCGTGATTAAATCACGGGTTAAAGTGGCTGCGAGTTGCTGCGCGTCGGCCTCCATTAAATCGCGGCGCACTTCGTTATGCACTTGGCCTAGCGCATGCGCCCCGCCCCCGCTTTCGCTGGTATTACTGGTTAATGTGCCGCCTAAAATGGCTTTGCTGATAGCTTCATCGCAAGCCCGCTGCATGGTCTGGAAGTTATCGGCGTTGCCTTTGGCCGCTTCGATAAATTCCACTATCATGCTATCCGGTACAATACCGGCGGCGCTGTGCCCCATGCTTTTAACCAATTCCAGCAGCTTTTTTTGCTGCCGGTCATCAGAGCCAGCGGGGAATTTGCCAAGGCGTAGCGGCAGTCCGTAAATCTCTAAAAATTCGTTTAAATGATGCAGCGCGTAATGCTTCATCAGATAGGGCATGGCGAGCACGCGGAATAAGCCAGCGCGGGCGATATAACCGCTTCTAGCGCGTGGTTTGTGGACTATCCAGCCTAGCGGTTGCAGTTCGAGCGGGTCGCCTTTTTCGCTGCGCAACATCAGCTTGTTAGCGTCTTTCGGGTCAAGTGTGAACCAAGTTTGCGGACGGTGGATAAAGCGCTTAGGCAGCCACAAACCCTCTTCTAGCTGCCATTCAATCTCGCACGCGCTAAAGCCATGTCCAATACCATCTAGCAGGTCAAACATTAAATCGCTGGCATGGTCAGCAATGGCCTCGGTTAATTGATTAGCCGCGTTTTCTTCCTCTTTGCTGGCATCTTCTGGCGGGGCAACTTGCCAATTAAGGCTTAATAGAGCGCGTTTGCGTTTGGAAAGTTCGGCGAATACATGCGCGTCCCTTTCCTCCATATCCATAAATAATTCATGCTGGCGTTTTAAATCGCCGGTTTCGGCTTCTTCCAATAAGCGGATAAGCTGCCTAGGTTTAATGCCGATAGCCGGATGCTCGGCGGGTTCATTCGCTACATAGCCTAATTGCGGCGCTTGCGACTGTTTAGGCGGGGTGGCTTTTTTGGCTTTAGCGTTGCGGCCTTGTTTAATTACCATGCTTCAAAATCTCCATAATGCGAGCCTATATCGCTGCTATCGTCATACAGCGTTTTCCCATCTCGACTGATTAACATTGCGCCATCTAATGAAGCAAAGCTGCTGGCTTGTTGCCAGAGCATATGCAAGCAGTCCGGGCCGTCATCATGCGCGGCCATCGGGAAGTGTTTAAGTTGCTGGATAAGCGTTTGCTGATTAGGGTTTAAGCGAATTAAACCGTTTGCCATATGCGGCTGCAAACTTTCAATGCGCAGACGCTTATCGGCGTTAGGGATAATCGGACGCGCCGGAATGGGAACGCCTTGAGCGCTGCCGCGTTTGACTAATTCCGTTCTTAAAAACTCTTGAAACTGCACGGCTTCAATTGCCCATGCCGCGCATTTGTACTCTTTTTGCAGGGCGATAATATCTTCAATAATGGTGTCGGGCAGGCGCTTTTTAATGCTGGCGTGTATCACGTCTAATATGCCGGTTTTTCGGTCAAATCCGCCAATTAAAATAGCGGACGGGTCGCGGCCTTGGCCTTTTTTCCCTAATGACGGGTCGCACGCGCCAAAGAAAACCCAGTGGGGATTGTCGCCGCTGTAATACGTAATGGCGTTAGCAAAGGGCGCGTTATCGCCTTGTACGGGGTCATTTTGTTGTTCGCTATCAAAAGCGGCTTGGCCTTGAGCGCGTTTAATCATCAGTTCAATCAGTGGCTGCCCATCCGGCCAACTAACGACCGCGCCTTGCTCCATATCGGCTTTATTCGCGCGATAAAAGCGGCTCGCTTCTTCCTCGCCTTGGTTTAATAAAATATCCTGCCATTCATCCCACAAGTCCATATTATCCGGCCACTTAATCACGGCGCGGAATATTTTGCTTTGCCAAGTTGGCCTATTTAATAAGCGCGATAGCACACTGTCATAGTGCAGCACTGTACCGATAACGATAACGTCCATGCTGTTATTGGCCGCACCTAAACTTAATACGGTTTTTTCTAGCCAGCTTTCGAGCTTATCGCGCTGCTCGGGGTTTCTTACGTTTTCGTCATTTTCCAAGTCATCGGCAATGGCGAGGTCTGGGCGATAAGCGCCGTGCCTTATACCGCGCATACGGCTTGAAGCGCCGAACACTTGGATTTTAACGTTGCCATTGGTAACAATAGCGCCTGCTTGCCAAATCCTGCCAATACCGCAATGCTCGGGGAAGTCGAGCGTAAGGCCGGGGTTTTCGGTTAATTCTTTCTTAATGCCTTCCAGTAATGCCGTGGCTTGCCTATGCGCGGCCATCATCAAGACAATGTATTTTTTGCGACCGGTTAAAACGCACCAAAGTACAAAGAATAAACTAACGACGGTGGATTTAGCGTTACCGCGCGGGGCAGCAATAGCGAGGCGGCAACCTTTTTTGCTTTTAATTTGCTTAGGCAGTTCATCGTATAAATAACGATGCAATAGCGCCGGTTTTTTATCAGTATATTTTGGGAAGTAGGTTTTGCAAAAGAAAGCAAAATCGGTTTGCACCTTAGCGCGGCGCTTTTTTATTTGCGTGGGGTCAAGGTCAAGCCCTGCTTCTTTTGCGTCTTGGTGCGCTCGCATTTGGTCAGCGATAAGCACCATTTCCTTTTTAAATTCAGCGGCACTCATTCTTTAAACACGCGCGGCAAGTGCGAGCCGAAAGCCTCGATAACTTCGACTAAATCGGCGGACTTTTCGGGGTGGTTCAATTGTGCGAACTGCGCAAACTGGCGCATGGTTTCGCGGGCGACGGCGAGCTTATTGGCTTGCGGCATTAAGCGGCGGCTGGCGTGAGTGGCTTTATGTAGTGCATCAATTAAGCTAGCCAGCGCCTGCGCTTTAATAATCGCGTTCGCCTCGGGGTCAGCGTCAATCGCTTCTATTGTGCCTTTAATCTGGCAAACCAAGGCGGCTAATGCTTCGTAAGTGGTTTGTTCTAAATCATCACCGGCTAATAATGCCGCCGATTGCGCCTTATCCCAATCATCGCCTTGTTTTTTGCTTTCTTCTTTCCAGCGTTGGATAGAGCGAGCGGATACGCCAAACATGGCGGCCAGTATATCCATTGATAAACGCTGCTCAATATAAGCGTTGCGCACTTGTTCGCGGGTAGTTTCTGGGGCTGCCATGATTTAGCGTCCTTGTGGCAAAAAAAAGCGCCCTCCGTTATATTGCGGGTATCTCACCCCCCACAACTTACGGAAAACGCTGATGAAATAATTATGGCACGACTTGGTTAAAGATACCATGCCCACTAAGTTTTCAAGATACTCTGTAGAGATTTGGCTTTTTCTTGTACCCTCACTATTAGTTTTGCATTTTACTATGCAGAGTAAATATTTTCTCAATGTCCACCTAGCAGACTGGGTGACATTCAGTATTATTTTTTTTCTTACTGTTTCCGTCTGCCTCATGTGCCTTGTCAATATTACCAAGGCCAATATGCGTAGAGACGACAAAATAAAAGAATTGACGGCAGCGATAGAAACGAAAACGGCTGCCCATTTTTCTTTAAATAAAGAAAAGCAAGAACTATTCAGTGAACTAGATAAACTACAAAAAGAGTACAAAGCGCTCGACCGTTCACACAAAGAGCTATCCGAAGAAAGCGCCCGTTTAAAAGCAGAATTAAGCCCACTTAAAGAAGCGGAACAAAAACGCCAGCAATTCAGTCGCGACTTGGATAGCGCTTGGTTTGTCCCAAGAGAAACGCCGCCTGTGTAAGGAGTAATCACCTTACTGGCCTCCTAATTTCCTCTTAACAAACCCGCCAAAGGCGCTTAATAATCCCTCGCCGTCTTTTTCAAACATTCTAAGGATTGCGCCGATAATCCACCAAGCGGGCAGTCCAGCAATCACTAGCGCGGGCGTTGCGACAAACAATAAGCCTAGCGCGGGGTCAATCTCATAGAGTGCTGCGAGCTGCTGCGCGGACATAAATAAATCAGGGTGCGCGTGGTGGATATGCACTAATAGCAGCGGGCCGAAAAGTGAACTAGCAATCAGCGTACAAAAAAGCCTAGCAAAGCCTTCTGCCATTGACTTAGGCCATAACACTAAAAAACCTAATGCGGCCGCAAGAGCGCCTGCTGTAATTTGAATACCAAAGAGCTTAAGTAAGGCAGTGGCAGAAGTGGGCATGTTATCGGCTTAAATAAGAGTGTAGCGCCGATTGTTGCCTGATAGAGCGGGTTAAATCTGTAGGAAGGGTTTCAGGTGGGTTTGAGCGTGCAATAAAACCACCCCTAACCCTACTGCCAAAAGCGCCCCGTATAAATACGCGCTTTGCGAAGGCTTAAGCGGCAGTTACTTTTTCGCTATCTTGCAATGCGCTGGCTATCAAGTCATCAGGCACGCCTCGACGCTTGAGCGCTGCAATCAGATTAGCGGATTGCTCCAAAGCCTCTTGTGCTTCATCCTTGCGCAAGCCTTCACTGATATAAGTCTTAAGCAATGTTTGGTAGCCAGAAAAGCCTTTTTTGGGCGCAATAGCTTTCATTGATTGGATAACATCGACCGGCACGCGCAATGTAATACTTGTCATTGCGCGGTTACGGTCGAGACGCTTCTTAAGTTGTTCCTTCAGCATATAAAATCTCCTCCTGCTTGGTTGCGCGACGGGCTGAAATAATGCGGATACATTCTTCGGAATGCTCAATATGAACAACAAAAAGCAATCGTGCCGATGCATCCAATCCTACTACCGCCTCGCGTTCTTCGTTATTGCGACTGGCATTGACCAGAACAAAAAAGGGGTCAAAAAAAGCGGCGACGGCTTCCTCAAAAAGCACGCCATGCTTGCTAAAGTTGGCAGAGGCTTTTTGTGTGTCCCAGACGAAGTCAATATCGCTGTATTCGTAGTGCCTATCCATGCAGAGAGAGTAGCTTAGTGTATTGTCTTTATCAATACGTTTTTTTGCATTTTATACATAAAAATGTATAATCAAGGCATGCTTAAGCCAGTCATATTCTTAGGTTCATCCCTAGATGACCTGCGCCAATTCCCCGAAACTGCCAAACAAGAGGCGGGATGGATGATTGACGACGTGCAGCATGGCTTAGAGCCTGCTGATTTTAAACCAATGCCTAGCGTAGGTGCTGGCGTATATGAGTTACGTATCCGTGATTACACGGGCGCATTTCGGGTGCTTTACGTTAGCAAGTTTGAGCAAGCAATCTACGTTTTACACGCATTCCAGAAGAAAACCCAAAAGACGGCAAAAACGGATATTGCGCTCGCGGCGCAACGATACAAAGACCTACTAAGAGAGCTAAAGCCATGACTGAACTCAAGCAGCAACGATACGCCAGCGTTTGGGATGCGCTGGAAGATACGCCGGAAGCGGCAGAGAGCATGCGGGCACGTGCCGATTTAATGCGCTCGCTTAAAACTTTTATTAAGGAAAGCGGCTTAACCCAGTCGCAAGCGGCGCGGCTATTGGCGGTTACACAGCCGCGCGTATCCGACTTAATGCGAGGGAAAATCGGCCTGTTTGGCTTAGAGGCTTTGGTGAACATGGCCGCGCGTGCTGGTTTTCGCGTGCAAGTGCAGCTACAGCCCATAGCGGATGCAATATTACCCTGTGCGGCTTCTGAAACGTTGCTGCCCGCCTCAGCTGCCAGCGCGATATAAGCTGCGCCCATTTAATTAAACAAATCCTCTTGCGGGTTATCGGGTTTGTTTTCGCCTGCAATCTGCGCAATGCGGCGGTCGGACAATTTAAATTCTCTAACTAGCTGGCGGATTTTATCGGTTTTTGAATGCACGTTATCGGCGCACTGTTTTAATGTGGTTTTAATGGTTTGATTGCGTATCGCCAATAGTGCCTTGTGGCATTTAGGGATATAGAGCGTTTCGCCAGCGAATGCGTTTTGCAGATGCATGTAAGCCTTCTTACCAATAAGTGCCTCAATAGCCGCGCGTTCTTTGCTGTTATCGGCATAGCTAATCCGCCAGCTAGCGCCGCCTAATTGCTCGATAACGTTTAGGGCGGTATCGAAACCTAGCGCATGGATTAAGTCTTGCGCCATTTTGGGTAGGTTTTTGTCGTTAAGTGCGACAAAATCGCCCGATTTAGCGACAAAATCACGACAAACCGCGCCATTTTGCGACATTTTTAACGCCTAAAAAACGGTAGAATGCGGGTTTGCGGGCATGTTTTGTCACCCCCCCCACCCTTTGCGACAAAAGCGACATTTTCACAGTTTCCTTCGCAAAGTTTATTAAAGGTTAAACTAAATGGATTTTAGTTTCAAATAATCCGATTTATTGGCGCTGATAATAATTTGAATGCTTTGCAGCGCCTTCCCCGTTTTAATCATATTGGGGTCGCAGCGGTAGACGTTCCAGCCAAGGCGCATGGCTGCGTCGTACTTGATTAAATCTTCGCTAAAGCCTTTGCCGCGCGTGTGCCTGCCATTAGTCCATGCGCCGCCTTCGACTTCGACGGCGAGCTTGTGATTGATTAAAGCGAAGTCCATGCGCCAATCTTTTAAACCGGCTTGTGCGAGGCGTTCTCTTAAGCCTTTGCCAGTTCCACCGCTAGCGAGTGCGGCAAAGCGGTATTCGCGGACAAAGGGGATTTTTTCAGCGCGAAGTTGCAGCGCTAATAATTCTTCTGCTGCGCTCATAAGCGCCCTTTAGCGCGTGCATAGTCGTTACTTTTGCAAAACCGACTAGCGGCAGGCTTAAAATTATTAGCGGCTTCTACTTTTTCTTGCGGCATCCAATCATCCGGCAAATTATCGAACTTAGAATAAGCGCCGCGCCATGCCACGTGCACAGTGCCGGTTTCGATATTGCGGCCTTTGTTAATAATAATTTCCGCCGTGTTTGGGTTGGGACTGTTCTTGTCGTACATATCATCGCGGTAGATAAACAGAATAATATCCGCGTCCTGCTCGATGCTTCCGCTATCTCTTAAGTCGGCGGCTATAGGTCTTTTGTCATGGCGGCTTTCATTGCTTCTAGAGAGTTGACTAAGCAGCAATACCGGCACATTCAGCGCTTTGGCGAGTAGTTTGGCGGCGCGGCTAATTTTGCTGACCTTTTCATAACTGCCGTCTTTTGGGTTATCGCCTGCCAGCAGTTGCAAATAATCAATCACGATTAAATCCAGCCCGTGTTTATACTGATGCTTGCGAGCGATAGCGCCGATAGTAGCGAGCGACATATTAGGCAAGTCGCAGAGTTTTCCACAAACCCGTTAAAATGGATAGCCTCGCCGGTTTTTATCGGTTGCAATAAATAATTTCCGTGGCTGGCAATTAAACGGTCGATAATTTCGGTCTTGCTCATCTCTAGCGAGAAAAACAGGGTGCGCTTGTTTTGCTTGATAGCGACATGGCTTGCGATATTAAGCGCTAGAGCGGTTTTGCCTGCACCTGGCCTTGCGCCTAAAACGATTAACTGCTGCGGC